GCTCAGTCATCCGGGCGTTTTAGAGACTGAGGCATACGAAAATTTACGTCGCTCAATTGGAGAGTGGGCCACCGGAGACAACGCACTCAAGCCCATCATCCTCGAAGAAGGCATGGAGTGGAAGCAAATTTCCGTTCCTCCCAATGATGCCCAATTTCTTGAGACCCGGAAGTATCAAAAGGAAGAAATCGCCCAGCTATTCCGTGTTCCGCTCCATCTGTTGCAAGACCTCTCCAGAAGCACGAACAACAATATCGAATTTCAGGGGATGGAGTACACCAGAACATGCTTAACTCCTATCGCCGTGAACATCGAACAGGAAATCAATTACAAGCTTCTCGGCAGCGGCTTTACGGTCATCCACAACTTGATGGACTTGCAACGCGGTGACTACGCTTCATTGACTACCGCGTTATTAGCTCTGCGAAACGGCGGCGTGTATTCAGCGAACGACGTACTACGAAGCCTGAACGAGAACCCGATACCAATAGATCAAGGTGGCGAAATTCGGGTGGTCAATGGGACTTACGTGCCGCTTGACTCGCTATTACTCGAAGACAAGCAAGCAGCCGTCCCAGAGACAGCAGGAACCAACTCCGATGAAGGCAACCCGGCAGCGTTCCACAAGGCCACTATCCTCGCTGCTTACCGTCCACTATTCCGTGATGCGGTGGGCCGGTCTATCAATCGAAGTGGTGACCGCGAGTTCGTCAAGAAAGCGTTCCAGCCAATCGTTAACTCAATGTGCCAAACCTTGCTGGCGTCGAAGTTCGGAAACGCGACAGTGATGCCCAAAGATTTGGATTTGATCGGCACAGTCGTCGGCACGGTAGTCAATGACGCGGCCACCTGGGACAAAAACAAAGCGTCCGAAATCGCCACGAAAAGCACAGAGCAAGTTTTCACGATGCTTGCACAGGAGTACAACCACTATGAAGCATAAGAAACCGTTTTTTGCAGCATCGGTACAGAGCGATGGTGTCTTGGAGATGTTGATTTACGAAGACATCGGCAGTGATGGTATGGGTGGCGGCGTCACAGCTACCGATACCAAACGCCAGATCGACAAGGCCGGGGTGTTCAACAGCATCCGGCTCCGTATCAATTCGGCGGGCGGTGATGCGTTTGAAGGGATCGCCATTGGGAATCTAATCAAGGCGCAAGGGAAGCCGGTTCATGTGTGCGTCGATGGTCTGGCAGCTTCAGCGGCTTCGATTATCGCGATGTGCGGCGACTCAATCGAAATGAGTCCGAACGCGATGCTCATGATACACAACGCGTGGGTGTTGGCCATTGGGAACGCTGATGAACTACGAAAGACGGCAGATACCCTCGATAAAGTGTCGGCCTCAATCTCTCAAACCTACGTCGATAAAACCGGCAAGAGTCTTGAAGCGATCCAAACTATGATGGCCAACGAAACCTGGATGAGTGCCGACGACGCCCTACAGAACGGTTTCGCCACATCCATCACGAGCGACGACGATAGCGAAGCGGTGATGTACGCCAAAAGTTCGGTTGCCGAAGCCAAGTTCTTCAAGAATGTCCCGGCTCACTTCAAGGCTGAACGAACGACATTTTGCGCCTGTGGTTGTGAAAACTGTGACGTTGATGAGTGTGCCGAATGCACCAACCTGGAATGCGACGATCCCAACTGTATCGACTGCCCGAATCAAATGTGCGCTGACCCTTACCTGTCACCCTCAGTAGCCGAAGATTCCAACCTGTCTCTTTTCGAGGCTAGGTTACGGCTTTTACACAACGCATCCCACTAAAGCGAACGTGTCACCGGCATGATCGGCCTTTGGCGTTCAACTCATCCTGGTTCGCTTGAAAGCGAGTTCAATGTTACTCTTCTAAAATGCAAGTCTCGCGCTTTTGGCGACGGTTTGGCTTCATCGGGGGGATACTACTTTCGGCATGGCGTCCTCTAATGGATTTCCTTTCGACTATCGGCAATATTCAACTTGCTATAGACAAAGGACCGCCGTTTGTTCATTGGCTTACATCTCGGCAGGGCGGGGATGTGTTTCAGGTGGCAGGTTTGGCTCTGGTTGCTTTTGCATTTTTCAGCCGGGAGAGCCTACACGTAAAAAACGTTGCTAACTCAGGGCAAGCATCTGCGAGTTTGCGCCAAACATACATAGAACAACTTCAACCCCGGAAAGTTATCGTCCACCAAGACCAATACGAGCACGGAGACACCATATTGGAGGGCCGGGGCATGATGGAAGGTGAGACGACTGCATTGGTTGCTCCGTTTCGGATCTTATTGGATGGGGCAGAGAAACGCGAAATCACTGCAACCGCCCGAATAGACTACGCGGATGAAAAAGGCGAGACAACTCCGGTAGATTATGGAACATGGCTTGGAGAAGACTTCAACTTCGTCACAATAAGCCCCACTGACACAAAATCCCTAATTCTCGGCCTTTTTGATAAGAGGACGCTTCTCATTGTTCAAGATCATCGCCATTCCGTTAGCAAATCGTATGGCGTTAGCAATCTCGAAGTAACGGGGCCACTAGAAGTTCATGTGACACTAGTTGACTTCGACAAAGGGACACTGCTCGGAGACTACTGGTATCAGATGACACACAATTCGATAACTATCAAACGGGAAGGCCAGCAGATGACTATTTGAGGGCGAGGTAGTCCAGGTGTGGATCAAGTTCAATAAACTTCGATGCCGCTCGTTTTAGTTCACCTGAAGCATTAGACCAAAACAACACGTCGAATTGAATCTTACGCTCAACAAGGGCTTCAACAACAGGCACATAGTCGCTATCCCCGGCCACGAGCGTAACAATGTCAACACCCGGCTTCATGCGTTCGTAAGAATCCTTCATGATGTCCCTAGCAATTGTGGTGTCGATCTTCTTTTCTCGATTCGACGCATTCCGATCATGGACTGTAACTTCGAATCCTTTGGACTTGGCTACCAACCAGAGCGAATCGTTGGCTGGTGGTCGTGAGCCGTAGAGGTTAGCGCGGCCCGCTGGTTCTCCTCCCGCGAACTCGTAAAGTCTGCCAAAGTCAATTTTCCAGCCGTAGTCCACTATCTTATGTTCCATCGCCGACCAGATGTCTGGAGCCTTGCCTTTCTGTACTGCGCTAACGTGCATTCCTTCGATCCAAACGTTCGAATTATCCACGTATAGAAAATTTGCCACACGATCCTCCTGTAGAGATATCCGATTATACAGGTGAATCACCATCCTTTTACAGTCATTCTTTGGCGTCGTCCCTCCCCACTTTTCGGCAATCCTAAATACCTCACAGCGAACGAACCGCATTTGGCTTTGCGCCCGGTTCTGACGTGGAGTGTCGTGGCGTTCACCTGGGTGATCCGCTGGCGACGACAAAACAACAGGTAAACAGAAATGACTTACGCCAACACTCTAAGAGAACAGGCCGGTCGTCTTGGAGTAGAACTTCAGGGGATCGTAAACAAGGCAAAAGCAGAGAACGACCGTGGATTGACCGTTGACGAGCGCGAAAAGTTCCACAAGCTCGAAGCGGATTACACCGCCATCGAAGATTCAATCAAGATCGCTGAACGAACAGCTTCCGTGACGGAAGACCTGGGCAAACCTCAGGGTTCCACGATTACCAATCTTCAGATCGAACAAATGCAGGATGAGTTTCGCATCAACCCTAAGGCGAAAGCTCGTAATGCGAATGCAACGCCCTACGAAAAGGCGTTTTCAAATTACGTTCGAGATGGCGAAAGGTTGAGTGGTGACGAAAGATCATTGCTCATCAAGAACACCATGAGCACAACGACCGGGAGTCAAGGCGGATTCATTGTCCCTCAAGGCTTCAGCAACATGCTCGAAGATGCCAAGAAATGGTTCGGTGGGATTGATGGTACGGTTGACAAATTCGTTACCTCAACCGGAAATCCGCTGCCCTGGCCGACCAGCAATGATACGGCCAACAAGGGTCGCATCCTCGCCCAGAACGTCCAGGTCACACAGACCGACGTGGCGTTCGGTTCGGTCACCTTCAATGCTTACATCGCTTCGAGCGATTTGGTATTGATCCCTCTGGCACTGATCGAGGATTCATACTTCGATTTGGATGCGTTGATTGC